CAATATACCTAAATTATGTTTTAGCGTAAAATATAAATGGAGCACCAAAAATTCAGTATTTTTTATAAAAAAGCCAAGAAGATTGATTTAGAAATGTTGGAATCAGTTGGAGAAATCCAGAACTATAATCCCATTTATAGCCGTTTTTTCGAAATGGATGAAACCAATTACAATCGAATTGCTCTTAACCATAAATACCATATCCACGATTTAAAAACAGTAGTGGATGATAATGATACAAAGGTGGAAAAGGAGATATTTGTAAAATTCTCTCCACTTTTGGATCCGCTCAATTATTTACGAGGCAAATACAATTTAGAAAGTCATGTTTTCAAGACACTTCCTAAACTTGGAACAACTACGGAAACATGTTTGCCCAAAGTGTTGGATGTTAATAACTCTTCTTACGTGGATGGTTTTTTTTCTTATCTAACATCCATGATGAAGGATACACATGGCTGGGTGCATGGTGTGGAATATTATGGATCGGCACTTGCAGTACAGCGCGGATTCAAATATGATATTGTGGATGACCTGGATTTCTTAACAAAAACTCAGTTTTTCACCAATAATTTGAACAAACATTTCACAGTGGATGAAGACACTTCTATCATTTTGCGCGAGTATTCGGGAGAAGGTTCGCGCATCAATAAGAAGAAGCTGAGTATTAAAGATTTGGACATTGAGTTAGATGTCGAGGAAGTAATAACGGAAACAACAGAAGAGCCAAATGTTGAAACAAATCCATCCTTAGAATATGAATCTGGACCAAAAGAATTGTCAGATGATGAATCAAGCACTGATTCTGACTCTGATGATTCCAAATCGGATACAACTGAATCCGAATCGGATTGGGAAACTGAATCAGAAGAAGAAGAAGAAGAAGACGAAGAAGAAGACGATTCCATTTTCGAAGAAGATGAAAAAATGTTCAGTTATCTGAATGAGTTTCCAGTTCAGCTTATTTTCCAAGAAAAGTGCAAAGGTACTTTGGATGAATTGATTATGCAGAGAAAACTCAAAGATGATACATTTGTAGAAGCTCTTTTACAAGTTGTTTTGTTATTAGCCACCTACCAAAAAGTGTTTGATTTCACCCACAACGATTTGCACACTAACAATATCATGTATGTAGAGACGGAGGAGGAGTTTCTCTATTATCGCATCGACGGGGTTTGCTATAAAGTCCCTACCAATGGTCGCATTTTTAAACTGATTGATTTTGGAAGAGCAATTTACCAATTTAGTGGAAAAACTTTTTGCAGTGATAGTTTTGCACCGAACGGCGATGCTGCGACCCAGTATAATTGTGAGCCGTATTTCAATGAGAAAAAACCCAGAATTGATCCGAACCCTAGTTTTGACTTGTGTCGGCTTGGCTGTTCTCTTTACGATTTTATATGCAGAGATGATGAGGTGAAAACACCATTACAAAAACTAGTTAATTCGTGGTGCAATGATGACAACGGCAAAAGTGTTCTTTACAAAGCTAGCGGACAAGAGAGATACCCTGATTTCAAACTGTATAAAATGATTGCGCGAACTGTCAATCATCTGGTTCCCAAAGAACAATTGAAACAGGATATTTTCAAGAAGTATGTTTGCGAAGAACAAGTGTCTATAGATATTGATGCGTTGCCAAAGTACGCGTAAATCAATTGCAAACATTTTAGGTTAAAAACAATCCATTAGTAATAATTACTTAGTAATGGATAAAATCGATAAAATCATATATATTAATATGGACGCCAGGGCCGACCGGAAGTCGGCTCTTTTGCAAGAATTTGAGCGCGTTAGTTTCCCCGAGGACAAAATCATCCGGTTTCCCGCATCTTCTTACAATGGTTGTCCCAATTCAGGTTGTTTGCTTAGCCACGCAAATGTGTTGGAAATGGCCTACGATATGGATTTGCAAAATGTTCTTGTATTGGAAGACGATTTTATTTTCATTGATGATGTAACCAAAATCCATGCAGATATAAAAGCTTTCTTTAAACTAAATATTGATTGGGACGTGGTAATGCTTACCACGTGTGCTGCGGTCGTGTCTGAATCTACAAATTCCCTCATTTCGAGAATTTCATCGTCCGGTAATGGAGCTGGGTATTTAGTCAATCGCTCAATGATGTTGGAACTTAGTACTTTATTCAAGTCCAATGTAGAGAACTTATATTCAACCAAACAACACTGGGTTTATCAGAATGATATTTTGTGGAAAACAATTATGCCAACGTCGCAATGGTATATGTTCAATCATTATTTGGGGTACCAGAAGGAAGGATATAGCGATTTGTCGCAGGACCAAAAGATTGCAATTGTTCCACAGATCTTAGGGGAACGTGCAAAGCACGCTTCCGACCCTATGATCCCTCCTTTGGAAGATAAATCTTTAGAGGCTGTAAACAATTCATATTGTGCCGACTCTATTGTAAATAGTGTTATCAGCGCTTTTATTGGCAGATCTAACATTGGACTACAAAAATATGGAACCACTTTGGATAGAGATGATTTATCTGTCCTGGATTGGATCCAGCACGCTCAAGAAGAACATATGGATGCAATTCTTTACTTGGAAAAGTTGAAAACTAAATTAAGGGAACTCGTCGTTCCCTTATAATCCCATACTAATTAAGGGAGGGGTCGTAGGGGAACCGTAAAAAAAAACATAAAAAAATAAAACGTAAAATATATAATGCATCGTATATATTTTCCAAGTTTGATGGGACAAAAAAAGCTGGGTCTCGAGACAACCAGCAAGTTTTTGTTTCAGTTTTTTGGGAAAAAAGGCACCATTATAAAAACAAGAAACAGTGTAGCAGAACCAAGAACACAATTACTTTCGGAGAATCTGCAAAAGTTATTTAACACAAATATGGAATGCAAAAAACCCACCATCAATATTGGCGGTGACCACTCCATGGCCATTGCAACTGTTGGTGCATCCTTAGAAAAACACGGATCTGGGCTCAAGGTCATCTGGTTTGATGCACATGGCGATATCAATACTCGCAAAACATCACCCAGTGGAAATTACCACGGGATGCCTCTTGCATTCTTAACTGGTTTAGATAATGATTACGATTTGTTTCCGTTTTTGTACTCGGTTCCCGAGCTCAAATTTGAAAACATTCTCTATTTAGGTATCCGCGATTTGGATGACGGAGAGAAGAAGGTTCTCAAAGAAAAGAAAATTATGTTTATTCAGTCTAAAGAAATCAATGAGAATCCAAAAGAAACCTATGCGAAAATTAAGGAATTTGCGGGAAAAGATCCGATCCATTTTTCGTTTGATGTGGATGGTTTAGACCCGGAAGAAATGTCAAGCACGGGGACAACTGCACCAAACGGTGTTAAAACAAAAGCCATAAAACCCATTGTTAATAAAATAATGAAAAATTTAAACGTAGTGAATATGGACATTACCGAATTCAATATGGAATTGGGAGAAAGAGAAAAGTCCATGAAAAATTTTACAAAATTGTTCAAAAAATATTTGGAGTAATTACATAAAAAATACAGCATTTTTTATGTAAAGGGCATAATAATAATAAAAGGGGAACTAATTAAGGGAGGGGGTCGTAGTGGGAACCGTAGGTTCCCCTACTTAGAACTCGCACATAAGCGAAAACACGTCATTCGCAACCTCTTTGTTCGCCATCGCATACTCAGAGACCGTGCGTTCAAAGAAATTGGATTTGCTCTCCAAACTAATCAGTTCCATGAAATCAAACGGATTGGCACTACCATAAATCTTATCAATTCCAACTTGCAAACAGAGACGGTCACCCACAAACTCAATATACTGGGTCATCAGTTTTGCATTCATTCCAATTAAACGGCACGGCAACGATTCCGTAATGAATTCCTTTTCAATCTCCACTGCCTCTTTCACGATTTCCACAATCTTTGACTTATCTATTTTCTGGTGGAGCTTCGAATAGATAAGAACCGCAAATTCGGAATGAAGCGCCTCATCTCTACTGATGAATTCATTGGAAAGAGTTAGACCAGACATGATACCACGTTTCTTGATCCAGTAAATCGCTGCGAAACTACTGCTGAAGAAAATGCCTTCCACACATGCAAATGCAACAAGTCGTGTGGGAAAAGTTTCGTTGCTGGCCTCGTATCCGATCCATCGCCTTGCCCAGTCAGCCTTCTTCTTAATGGAGGGACACGTCTCGATCGCATTGAACAACTTGTGTTTTTGCGCCTTATCTTTAATATAGGTTTCAATGAGAACACTGTACATCTCAGAATGGATGTTTTCCATTGCAATCTGGAACCCATAGAACGCGCGGGCTTCAGATAATTGCACATCGGCCATAAATCGGGTTGCCAAATTCTCCATCACAATTCCATCACTTGCTGCGAAAAATGCTAGAACCATCGAGATAAAATATTGCTCGTCTGCAGTAAGCTTTGCCCAATCACCTAAATCCTTGGACAAATCAATTTCCTCGACGCGCCAAAAACAATCAACCTGTTTCTTGTACATCTTCCAGATGTCTTCATCTTGGATTGGGAACATTACGTAACGAGAGGTGTCTTCTTTCAAAAGGGGGTCAGTCATTTCCTAAATAATATATTTAATAGATTTTAAATCCTTTTAAGAGAACCTACGGTTCTCCTATGACCTCTCCCTTTTAAGCGAAGCTTCTCTGAATAACCGTAGGTTTCCCCTACTTACGTTATCTCAATGAAATTTAAGTGAGACTATATTTTAAAATCGCAACAATGATTCGAACCAAAGTGGATACATCCAACATTGATGCAAAGGCTTTTCACAAAATGCTTTTTATTTTTAATTGTGTAGAGAAAGGGTGGAATGTGAAGAAACGCGATGGTCGATACATATTCCAAAAATCCCACGACGGAAAGAGAGAAGTTTTCATGGAAGATTATTTAGAGAAATTCATTGCCGAGAATTCATCATTGTAAAAACTATTTCAAAACCAATTGACATGAATCCATGTGTATAAAATTTCATTTTTACTAATCATTTTGCTAACATATCCAACCATATTGCAATAATTCAATTTATTGACAAAATACACGAAAGACCCATCATGTCCAATAGTGTATGTTTGTTCCAATAACATTTTATCAACCAGTCCTTTCATATTTTGTCGAAGAGGAACACCCACATTTTTTACATGCAAATCTGCTCGTACATGTCCTTCGCAAAACGACAAAATATGGTCAATTAATTCCGGTGCCAACATGAATATGTATATATTTACGCTTTACGCATTTTTCATGTATTCATAATTTTTTCCAAAATCTCCTTTTCCAAATCCGGCAACCTAGTATATAGCATCGGGTTCTTGCCATTCTCATATTTATTGGGGTTAAACTTAATAACTATGGTTTTTTCGTCATCATCCAAATTCATTACTTCAGTGTAAATAACTTTGAGCGCAATTCCACTAATCTGGATTTGACTGAATCCTTTGCCATGCACAAATCCATCAAATTTTGAATCTATGAATTTTTGGATAACGTCTTCTTTTGATTTATACACGGTCTGGAGAGAAAGTGGATCCAAAGGGTATGTTTTTATATAACAATGCGTGCAATAACCTTTGTATCTAGGTAAAACCATTTTACTTGAACATTTTCTGCAAACTTTCTCTCCAGATTTGGTTAGTAACCCTGGTTCCAAAGTTCTTGTATTCTTGGATCCATCTTCTCTATGCGCCGAACAAAAAAGCGGTTTTCCAAAACAAAATCCATAAACAGCCAAGTTCCGACAAGTGTCTTTTTTGCAAATGGTTGGCATGTTATAAAATTTATCTTATATTTTATCTCGTAATTTTATCCCCTAAATGTTGCACCAGGGGTGAAATACAAATTCAATGTCTCTACACATACATAATGTTTTTTATTTATATAGTCCCTATATTATTGTAAGAGAAGGTTTTAACGGAAATCGTAAGTTTCCTTTAAATGTAGAGAAAGATGCAATTTTCCTCACCTTTTCGCTCAGATTTAGGAGAAATTATATTTTTAGATTATATAAAAAAATGGGAGGAGCCTTAATGCAATTAGTCGCCTACGGCGCACAAGATGTTTTCCTTACTGGAAACCCCGAGATTACTTTCTGGAAGGTGTCGTACAGACGCCACACCAACTTCGCGATGGAGTCCATCGAGCAAACTTTCAACGGCCAGGCCGACTTCGGTCGCCGTGTTAGTTGCACCATCTCCAGAAATGGAGATCTTGCCTACCGCACCTATGTGCAGGTTACTCTCCCCGAGATTAACCAGTCCATGGGCGCTTCTGGAACCGGCCCGGTCTATGCCCGTTGGTTGGACTACCCCGGTGAGCAACTCATTGCCCAGGTTGAGGTTGAGATTGGAGGCCAGAGAATTGACCGCCAATATGGTGACTGGATGCACATCTGGAACCAGCTTACCCTGTCTGCTGAGCAGCAGGCTGGCTACTACAAGATGATCGGCCACACC